CGGTCACCAGGTCGTAGTCACCTTGGCGAGAGTTTGGCAACTTCCACACCTTGCTGCTTTTGGCCAGGACCGAGACGTGCGGGAACTTTAGCCGCATCATGTCGGCCGGCGTGGTGTTCACCGCCTTCTCGTGGTGCTCGGCATCCCACGGCAAGATGATGCGAGCCAGCTTGGGGAACCAGTGCTTGGTTCGCAGCTCGTCGACATACTCGGGCAGCGCCTTGCCGTGCCCCTCGCCGCAGTCGTAGAGGAACAGCCGGTTGTTGTACCACTGGAACGCCAGCCAGCTGGTGGCGTCCGACTGGATGCCGGACGCACCGATGTCGAACACGACGTAGACCGGGTGGCCGTCGTGGAGGTTGAAGTCGTAGATGCGGTTGTCGCGCAGCATCGCCTGGTACGCCTCGCCGTACACGGCCGCGGCGTCGATCTCCTCGAACGAGCAGTGGTACTCCTGCTCGAACATGCGAGAGTTGCCGAAGCGTCGGAGGTACGCCTCCTCGATACGCGCGAGCTCCTCCTGCGTCAGCACCACAGGGAGGCCCTCGCGTCGCATGATGGTGTTCAAATCGTCGATGGTGCGCGTGATGACCTGCGCCTCGGGGTTGCCTTGCAGCGACTCCATCAGGAGCCACAGCGGGTTGCGTCGCTTCCCTCGTGGCGTGCTCACCACCATGAGGCGCTTCTGCTCCGCCCGGTTCTCGAGGATCGGGAGCAGCCGGGGCACCGGGTCCTCACGGGTGAACAGCGCGAGCTCGGTGATGGTGTAGTCCTGGAAGGACGTGCCGACACCGGACTTGTCCTGCCCGGACTGGAAGTACCCCTGGAGCTTGAGCCGGCTCCTGTTGGCGAACCGGCCCTCCATCACCGTGTCCTTCCAGTCCACGTACTCCTCGGGCACGTTGTCCTGCAAGCCGCGGATGAACTGCTGGGTGGCTGGGTCGATGTAGGTCTTGTCCCACAGGATGTCGCGGATCATTGGGTTGTTCAGGCTGATGTAGACGCCTGTCGTCTTGGGCGTGCGGAGCCGTGCGTCGCACTGCTCCATGCTGGCAGCGACGTCCTTCCCGGACTGCCGGGCCATGACCGCGATGCCGTAACGCTTGCTGCGCCACATCTGGTGCAGCTCACGCTGGTACGGCCGTGGCTGGTAGTAGACCGGGAAGGTCGCCATGCGCGCCGTCTACCCGCTGGCGGTCGACACCAGCGCGAGCAGGTCAGCCTTCGTGTCGGTCGAGGCGTGCGCGATCTCGCGCTCGCCGAGCCACTCGACGATGTCGGTCTTGCGCCAGCTCTCGTCCGGCACGGGCTCGTCCACGACAGGTGTGCTCAGCCCCGCACGGGTGCGGAACTGGTCACGAATGGCAGGCAGACCCAGCTGCATCTTCTTGGCCACGATGGCTCCTCTCAGAACCGAAGGTTCGGTAGGCCCAAGGTACCGAACAACGTCGAGAAGTCCTCCGCTTCTGCGCCCGAGCCGGCCTTGCTGGCGATCCCCTTCTGCGGCGGGTCGACAGGTGGAGGCGGGGGAGCGGGCGCTGCCGGCGTCGCAGGCCGGGTGACGCTCGCTGCCGTCAGCTCGTTGCGGATCTGGTCGATGAGCGGCTGCACCGGGATCGTGTAGCCGTGCAGCTTGCCGTCCACGCGCAGCTCGTACGGCTTGGCCATGGCCGCGAAGCGGTCGGCCAGCGCGCGATTGAACTGCTTCGTGCCAGGCACCAGATCCTTGTTCCGGGTGAACAGCTCGATGCTGGCGTGGACAGTGTCGATGATGCCCTTGCTCTCCTCGAGCGACTTCTCGGCACGGTCCTGAATCTCAGCGGTGAGCAGAGACTTCACCGCCTCCTGCCACTCCCGGGCGTCGGCAGGGTCGCGCAGCGTCTCCATCTGCCCGTCCTCGCCTGTCAACCGAGGAACCTGCGTGCCGACCAGCAGCCGCGGATGCTTGCGCAGCGCCTCGAAGTAGGGCGTGAACTCCTGCTGCACCTGCGCCAGCGCCTGCTGCTGGAACGCCTGGGTGGTGGTCGTCTCGAACTTCTCGGACAACCCCGACAGGTCGGCAGCAACAGCCGAGATGTCTACCGCAGACCCAGGCGCCCCTCGATCTCCACCACCGGGTCCGGCATCTCCTCCAGCTCCTCCGGCTCCGGCATCTCCAAGTCCGGCTCCGGCATCTCCCAGTCCGGGGCTGCCATCTCCAACTGGAGTGGCTCCAGCTCCACCGTCTGCGACGGGTACAGCTGGTCCTCCAGTCCCCTCAGCAGCGCCAGCTCCAACTGGATCTTCTGCTCCAGGTCCGCCTGGCGCTGCAGCCGGTTGACCTGCCGTCGCAGCCGGCGCAGCTTCCGTCGCATCTGCATCTGCGACCAGCGCGTCCATGAGCGCGCCGAAGGTGGCGTCCCCGCTGCGAGGGATCTCGATGACCTCGACCTCATCAGACACCCTCGGCCTCCAGTCGCGCGGCCAGCTGCTCGTCCCGAACGGCCTCGAGCTCCTGGTGCATCTTCTGCTGGTCGCTCTCGGTGAACGGGAACTTGATCGAGTCGAGGTGGGCGACCAGCCCGACCTCGCCGAAGAACATCTTGTGCGCCTCGGACATGGCAGCCAGGGCGACCGCAGCGTCCGGCCAGAGCGCGTTCCACTCGACCTCTCGAGTGAGGAACAGACCCTGCCAGCGGAGCAACAGGGTGCGGTAGTTCTCTGCGTTCTCGGTCGCGTCGGCCTCGGCAGTGGTGTGCGCGAGGCAGTCGTCGTCGGCCTCGATCACTTCGTCGAGGATGACGCCGAGCTCCTCCACCATGTCGAGCAGCCGCTGGTTCACCTCGACGGTGTCGGCGTACCCGATGCCTTCGTAGGAGGCGACGATCCGGGTGGCCCACTGGGGCGTCACCGGGATGGACCGCATCGTGCCGTCACGCGCGGGACGGAGTACCTCGCGCCACACCTCGAGGAGCGTGCGATGCTCGGGCTCGGGCTTCTCGCCACTCTCGACGGTGGGCTCGTCGTACTCGACGGACTCCACGACGGTGAGCGTGGGAGGGGTGGCTGCCTGGGTCGGGTCCTGCATGTCGTTGAGCTCCTCTACTGGATGCGGCCGGCGAGCTGCTGCTGCCGGTATTCGGTCTGGATCGCCCGGACCACCGAGCGCACGTCGTAGCACAGGACGTTCTCGACGTAGACGCGCTTGCAGTCCGGCGGGACCAGCTCCGCCCCGCCGTAGAACTGCTCCACCTCGATGCGGTCGAAGCCGATGCGGCCGTCGTAGGTGACGACCTTGAACGGGAAGCGCGGGTCACGGTAGATGCCGACCTGGTAGGACGGCAGGGTGATCTTGATGATGGAGGGGGTGGCGTTGCTCGGGTCGCCCGACACCTCGAACGTCTCGGTGTACTCGCCGGAGACGATCGTCTCCTCCTTGGTGCCGGGGTCCTGGTAGCGCAGCACTCGTCGCCCGCGTGGCTTGGGGTAGGCCGGCTTCTTGACCTCCTCCTGGAGCCAGACCCTGCCTTGCTCGTCGACCCTGATGGGTTCCTCGAGAGGCTTGGAGTTCTGCCGCTGACCGGGCAGCTCGTTCGGGTCGCGCTGGACGACTGGTGCTGGCGGCATGGTGTCGAGCGGTTCCTGCTGCAACCGTGGCTGTGGCTGCTGGGCGTAGTCCGGCGGGCGCTTGTCCTTGCGGGGGCGGGGTGCGTGCGCTCGGCGCTCCACCTCGGCCAGCTCCTCGGCGGTGGGCTCGGCGACCAGGCCGTTGGCGACAGCGACCTCGTGCGCGGCGAGCAGCTCGTCCACGGTGTAGTCGCGGTAGTGCTGGTCGAACGAGACCCCCGCAGCCTTCAGGCGCTTGTAGTAGAAGCCCTTGCGTGCGGCGCTCATGCAGTCCCCTAGGTGGTTGTTTCGTCCGTTGCAGGATCACACTAGCTCATCGGACGCACGTTCGAGGTGTAGTCACCCCCGCGTCGATGTAGTCACCGGAAGCCGACTTCCGGTGACTACGCCTGACGCCGGCATTGTCCCTGGTCAGGGCGAGAAAACACCGGAAGTGATCTTCCGTAGTCACTGTAGTCACCCCAATGGGCTATCTCTCTACTACCTACACCACACACATAGATACCCCATTAGGGGTGACTACGGTGACTACATGTGCTCTGACCTGCGGAAAGGCGTAGTCACCCCCGGGTGACTACAGGTGACTACGCGGACTACGCGGACTACGCCAGGGCCGCTTTCGCCGCAGCCACCTTCGCCTGGAGGAGCACGACTTCTGCTCGCGTCGCCTCGAGCTGCGCCTTCAGCGGGTCGATGTCGCGGATGCTGTAACCCTGAAGGTTCCAGCGGTCGGCTTCATCGTGCCCCGTTCGCAGCGCGAAGTCGTTGCCCTTGTGCGGCAGGTACGAGCCGGACGTGAACACCGACCACGGCGCCCAGTTGGTGCCCTTCGCTGAGAGCACCCACGCCGCGTACGCCTGGAACACCGGGTCGCGCAGCTTCTCGATGTCACGCACCCTGTCGGCCACCGAGAAACCTAGAGGGTCCTTCAGGGTTCTGACTTGGAACAGCCCGACGCTCGGTCCCCATTTGGCTGTCACGATGGCGTAGTCACCCACTGCGTCGGTGAAGCCCGACGACTCGGCGAACGCCACGCCCAGCGCGATGTCCAGGGGCTCCCCAGCGAAGCCCACGATCTCGAGCAGCTCGCGCGCCGTTCTCATCAACTACACCTCTCCAGCGTCACGACCAGGGGCTTGTGGTCGGACGGGTACCGGCGCAGCACCTTCGCCGACACCACCTTGCTGCGGGTCCTGCGGAACCAGACGTGGTCGATGTCAGCCCGGTGCGTCGGCGGCTGCATGAGCGGCCGGACCTGGTGCACGCTGGTCAGTCCAGCGTCCACCAGCGGCTTCAGGAACGTCGACCGCCGCACCTGGTTGAAGTCACCGCACAGGACGACTCGCGCCTTCGGTCGCCGCGTCAGCCACGCCACGATGTTGCCGACCTGCTGGCGCATCACCGCTCGGGTGGCGTCGTTGTAGTCGGCGCCGGCCAGCAGATGGCAGTTGGCGAAGACCCATCGGCCCTCGCCCTTCTTGCTCTTGAGCTTGGTCCACACCAGGAACCGGGCCCGCTCGTTCCCGAACGGAGCATTGGGCAGCAGTGTCACAGGGTTCAGCTGCGTCGCGCCTTTCTTCAGGATCTCCCAGTCGCGGTCGCGCACCAGGATCGGGTCGGGCGTGGCCTTCGTCGTGGTGTCGATGATGGTCGGGGCGATCAGCGTCCAGCCTGCGATCTTCCGCAGACCGTCGTGCTTGCGGTACCCGACCTCCTCGAGACAGATGACCGACAGCGTCGGGTTGTTGCGGATGAGCCGCTTCACCGCGGCCACCACGTCGTCCTCGCGGATGGTGTAGCGGATGTTGAAGGAGGCGACAGTGACGCTCACGCGCCGTCGGCTTTCGTCAGCTTCCCCGCCATCGCATGGATCTGGCGGATGTAGGTCGCCCCGCGCAGCGGTGCCTCTGCGTTGGGGCCGGCGGGCTCGCCTTCGGCGTTGTAGTCGCCCAGCACCTTGTTCACCCGGCCGGCGATGGCGGGGATGCGGGCGTCGATGACTTCCTCCACGACAGCCTTGAGCTCAGCTTTGGTGGCCATGTCGAACCAGTCC